ATAAGTTCAGAGAGCGCGGCATTGCAGCCAGCGAAGGAGCCGATGATTCTATTGGCTGGTTCGAATGGAGTGCTGAACCCGGAGCAGAGATAACAGACAAAGAAGCCTGGTACCAGAGCAACCCATCACTTGGCCACACAGTCCATGAAGATAATATCAAAGACAGCCTTTCTGATCGTGAAGATATTTTCCGCACCGAAATCCTTTGCCAATTTGTGTCCATGATAAATCCCGTGATTTCAGAAGCCGAATGGAAAAAGTGCAAGGTTGATGACCTACCTCAACTAGATGTCGAAGCTGATACTTGGATGGCAATAGACCTTAGCCCGGACAGAAAGCATGGCTCATTAGTCGCAGGCCAAAGAATTGACGGCGATAGGTTCCAGGTGAGCCTTCTCCATACATGGTTTAACCCAGTCAACCTCGATGATAAAGAAATGGCTAACGATATTGCTTACTGGGTGCGCAAGTTCCCGGTTAATGCCGTTGCCTATAGCAAGTCGACAGCCTCAGCAGTTGCAGCTCGATTAGCGCCAGCCGGAATTCCTATCCATGAGATTACCGGCCAGGAGTATCAACAATCATGCGATGAATTCGTATCAGCGGTTTCTAGCCTTCGCCTTGCTCATTCAGATCAAGAAGAATTAACCAAGCAAGTCTTAAGCGCCGTTAAATTAACTCGAGGCGATGGCGGTTGGGTTATGGGGCGTAAAGCTTCAGGAATTGTGTGCGGAGCAGTTGCCTCAGCGATGGTTACTCACTTTGCGACACGCGCTGAATCTGAAGTAGACATTCAGATAGGATAATGTCTAGACAGTAGCGTATAATATGTCCAATGGGAATCCGGGACATCTTCACTACATCTAAGCCAGCAGTCGAGCTTACAGTCGATGCGGCTTCTGCTCCTGCGCCGTTTAACAATACGGCTTCATTTAATCCTTTCGTATTTACTCAGTCAGTAGCTTCTCGTCAACAGGCGATGGCGGTTCCAACTATCGCAAGAGCGCGTAACATAATCTGTTCTACTCTTGCAGCCCTTCCACTCGAGCAATACTCCAAGGTCGATGGTTCACACATGACCACTCCAGGAGTTATTAACCAACCAGACCCACGCGTTCCAGGTTCTGCTATCTACGCATGGCTTGCAGAAGACCTTCTCTTTCATGGCGTTGGGTACGGCCAAGTTCTAGAGCAATATGGAGACACCGGAAGAGTTCGCGCATGGACTCGCGTTGCACCAAATCGCGTATCAGTAAAATTAAATAATAATGACACAGAAATTATTGGCTACCAGGTAGACGGCTCAGTAGTTCCTAATCAAGGAGTCGGTTCGCTTGTAGTGTTTTATGGCCTTGACGAAGGATTACTCAATCGCGCTGGTCGCACAATTCGCGCAGCTCATGCACTAGAGCAGGCAGCAGAAACTTTCGCTAAAGAACCAGTTCCACTTCAGGTTCTTAAGTCAAACGGTACTAATCTTCCAGCAGAGCGCATTTCAAAGCTTCTCGAGTCATGGCGTACAGCCAGACTTACTAAGTCAACAGCGTTTCTAAATGCTGATGTTGAATTGCAAGCGTTGGGCATCGATCCTGCCAAATTACAGCTGAACGAGGCTCGTCAGTATGTCGCATTGGAATTGGCTCGCGCTTGCAACCTTCCTGCTTATTTCGTTAGCGCAGAAACTACGAGCATGACCTACTCCAACTCTGTTTCGGAGAGGCGTTCCCTTATCGATTTCAGCATGAAGCCGATTTTAGCGAGCATCGAACAACGCCTTTCTATGCCGGACTTCTGCCCGTCAACTGGAGAGATTCGCTTCTCACTAGATGAATTCCTACGCTCAGATGCTCTACAGCGTGCTCAGGTATACGAGATTCTTAATCGCATTGGCGCTATGAGTGTCGAGCAGATTAGAGAAGAAGAAGACCTTATCGACAACAAGGAGACCCGATGAAGATAACCATGCCAGTCGCTATTACAGCGGCAGATGCAGAGTCTCGCATTATTGCAGGCCGCATTGTTTCATGGAACGCAGAAGGTAACACTTCAGCAGGCCGCACAATGTTTAAGCCTGATTCAATCAAGATGAGCAAGAACACAAAGCTTGTCCTTCAGCATGACACTACTCGCCCTCTAGGCAAGTTAGTCTCATTCGAGCAGGATGAAGAAGGCATTACAGCAGAATTTAAGATCGCTAAGACAACAGCAGGCAACGATGCTCTCGAGGAAGCCGCAACTGGCCTTCGCTCAGATTTCAGCGTTGGTGTAGATGTCGAGTCATGGGATAACTCAAACGGAGTCATGGCTATCAGCGCAAGCAACCTAATCGAGGTCAGCCTCGTAACAGATGGCGCTATTCCAGGCGCAGAGGTCGCGAAAGTAGCGGCAGAAGAAACCGAAGTTTCTGAGACAACTCAGGAAGAAACACAATCAACCACAGAAGGAGAACAAGTGTCAGACACTACCGTTCCAGAAGTTGCTCCTGCCGCAGAAACGGTAGAGGCTGCAAAGGTTGAAGTTAAGGCTGCAACAGCACCTTACATTTCAACAACTGTTCGTAACCCAATCGTTGATAAGGCTTCTTATCTCGAGCACTCAGTCCGCGCTTCACTAGGCAACGACACATCAAAGATGTATGTTGCAGCAGCAGCAGACACAACAGACAACGCTGGACTCGTTCCAACTCGTCAACTTACAGAAGTTATCAACGGCATCTCAAACGCAGACCGCCCATTGATCGACTCAATCTCAACTGGAACTCTTCCAGATGCAGGAATGTCATTCGAGATTCCTAAGATTACAGTTGCTCCAACAGTTGCAGTCGCAACTGAAGGTGGAACACCATCAGAGACAGATCAGAACGCAGCGTTCGTAACTGTCGATGTTAAGAAGTACATCGGTCAGCAGACATTCTCACTCGAATTGCTAGATCGTTCTTCACCAGCTTTCTTTGCAGAACTCGTACGCCAAATGGAATACGCATACGCAAAGGCTACAGATGGAGCAGTCGGTACAGCTCTTATCGCAGGCGGAACAGACGGCGGAAACCGTACTCTTACAACAGGCGCTCTTGCAGCTGACTTCGTAGCAGATGCAGCAGTATCTATCTACACAAACACTCTTGGATTCGCGACAAACATCGCAGTATCTCCAGAGCAATGGGGCGTTCTCATGGGCTTGGTCGATTCTTCAAATCGCCCAATTTTCCAGCAGACAATCAACCCACAGAACGCAGGCGGAACACTTACAGCAACAGCAGTTCGTGGAAACCTTCTCGGTCTCAACCTTCGCGTAGCTCGTAACCTTTCTGGTACAGGCGATAACTCAATGATTATCATCAATCCAGATTCTTACACATGGTACGAGTCACCACGCCTATCACTCCAAACAAACCTCATCTCAACAGGTCAGGTACAGGTCGGATACTACGGCTACGGCGCAATCGCAACAAAGATCGGTGCAGGCGCTTACCGTTACATGGTTGCATAACCAATAACTAATCATGGGGGGGCTGCTGCTCCCGGTGGCTCCCCCAGTCGTTTAATAGAGAGGATGTAGAGATGGCTTCAATAGTTACAGTTGCAGAACTAAGGTCTATCCTTGGCGTTTCTACATCCCTTTATAACGATGCTTATTTAACAGATGTCATTGATACAGCTGAGGCAGTTATCTTGCCTATGCTGGTCACTTACGCTTCACCAATATCCCGTGTTGAACTCCAGGATAATATTGCTTATTACACTTGCCTAGGCGAGAACAATTTTTCAGAGGGTCAGAGCGTAGTCATCACAGGCTGCGGAACCCCATTCAACGGAACCTTTACGATCTTAGAATCAAGCAACTATGACATTGATACTTATGTCATGAACTCTAATTCTCGAGTATTCGTAGACGGCGTTTATCGTGACTTTAACGGATTCTTTACAGTCTCAATTACTAACGCAGACATCGATGGCCGTAATGTCATCCCTTCAGGCAAGGCTACCCTTTCAGGCGCAGCTACTTATGTTGGAGTCAGCGCAGTCGAGTCAGCAGTCCTAGCAGTATCAGTAGAAGTATTCCAATCTCGTATCGCTCCTGGTGGACAGATCGAGGGAATCGACTTTACTAATGTCAGCCCTTACCGCCTAGGGCGCAGTCTCTTTAACCGCGTATCAGGACTCTTAGGGGCATACATCGACACCGATTCAATGGTGCAGTAATGTCTACAATTCTCGACACAGTACGCCAGCCTTTAGCTAACGCCTTTGCTAATGTCGCAGGCAATGTCTACGCCTATGTGCCAGAAGCGCCTATGGTGCCATTCGTGGTTACAGTCCCAGATTCTCCTTACCTTGAATTAGAGAATATTAACAAGTCAACGCTTCACATTAAAATCAATCTTGTAATCTCAGTCGCAGTTGCATATAACAGCAACCCGGCTTCTCTCGATAACCTCGAGCAGCTCGTAATAAGTGTTCTGAAGGTGATCCCAGCAGGGTACACAGTCGGAGCGGTTGAAAAACCAACAGTAACTCAAGTTGGCCCTTCCAATGTATTGGTGGCCGATATCAGAGTTTCTACCTACTATACACAAACAAACTAAAGGAAAATAATATGGCAACTGTAGTAATCACAGGTCGCGATATTTCTCTATCTTTCACAGGTGGAACAGATATCGAGGCACAAGCAACTAGCGCAGTCCTAACAAAGACTAACCTTCGCGAGACATACCAGACTCTTGATGGTGAGGCTTACAAGACCACAAACATCGAAGGCACATTCGCTCTTTCAATGCTCGCTGACTGGGGTAAGGCAAACTCAGTATGCGAAGCTCTATGGACAGCAGCAGAAACAGCACCAGACACAGACATCAGCGTTACACTCACAGCAGCTACAGGCGCTCAGTTCGTATTCCCAATTATGCCTGAATTTCCAACAGCAGGCGGAGCCGGAACAGATGCACAGACTGTAGACTTTACATTCAAGGTATCTAAGGGTGCAGTCGTAGAGACTTTCTCCTAGAGAATAGAAACGGGAGCAAACAATGCAACAGCAAATAACAATTAAATATACAGACGGAACCGAAGCCAATTACATGGTTAGACCGCCAGATTACGCCCGCTGGGAAATGGCAACTAAGAAGGTCATCTCCCAGTTCGGCGGAATGTGGGACATTCTTTATGTAGCACACAGCGCCATGAAGCGTGAAGCAGGCGGTAAGCCGACTAAGACATTAGATCAATGGATGGAATCTGTTGACGATGTTGAAGTAGGTGAAGGAGACCCAAAAGTCATCCAAGAGGAAGCGTAAGCCGACTCTTAGTTGAACTGGCACTAGCTACACAGATTCCTATGAATCATTGGCAAAGTGCCGAGGATATTCTTACAGCTATTGAAGTACTAGAGGAGCGTAATCGTGGCAGATGAATTAGTTGCCTTTGATAAGACGGAACTCCGCATGGTGTTCAAGGCTCTTAAGAATATGGGTGAAGAGGCTAACGAAGAGGCCAAGCGCCAGTCCGGCGCTCTGGCTGAATTCGCTCGAGATGAAGTTATCCAGAAGGCTAACTCAATCCAGAGCAGCAAAGTCGCAGGCCGAATCGCTCAGGGTTCTCGGGTTAAGAAGTCCAGCCGCATAGGCGAGATTACTTACGGATTCGCTTCTCAGAAGTTCTCAGGTGGCGCAACCACTAGAGATATCTGGGGCGGTTCAGAATTCGGTTCTAATAAGTTTAGGCAGTTCCCTGTATGGTCAGGCCGTGAAGGTCGAGGCTCTAAGGGTTGGTTTATCTATCCAACGCTCCGCAAGATTCAACCGCAGATCGTGGCAAGATGGACTGAATCATTCGACAAGATTCTTAAGGAGTGGACATAATGGCAACAGGTACAAGAGCATTAACGCTCAAGCTGCTTGCCGATGTCGATAACTTTACTAAGAACCTTGACAAGGCAGATAAAGATGTCGCTACCTTTGGCGATAAGGTTGCTAAGTTTGGCAAGATAGCAGGAGCAGCCTTCGCAGCTGCGGGTGCAGCAGCCGTAGCCTATGCAGGCAAGTTAGCCATTGATGGCGTTAAGTCAGCCATCGAGGATGAAGCAGCGCAAGCAAAGTTAGCCAATACTCTTCGCAATGTCACTAAAGCAACCGATGACCAGATAGCCTCGACAGAGGAATACATCCTTCAGACTTCTTTGGCTACAGGTGTCGCAGATGACGAGCTTCGCCCATCGTTAGATCGCTTGACTCGAGCCACTAAAGATTTAGACAAGGCGCAGCAATTACAGACCCTTGCACTTGATATCGCGGCTGGTAGCGGTAAGTCACTCCAGGCAGTCACAGAAAGCCTTTCAAAGGCTCAGGAAGGCAACTTAGCAGGCCTTAGCCGCTTGGGTGTAGGACTTGATAAGGCTGAACTAAAGACCCTTACATTCGACCAGATAACCGCTAAATTAGCCGGTACTTTCGAGAACCAGGCTTCTAAACAAGCAGATACATTCCAAGGAAAGTTAGCCCGCCTTACAGTAGCCTTCGATGAAGGTAAGGAAACAGTTGGCGCTTATATCCTCGATGCTATAACTCCAATGGTCGAGACTTTGGTTAAGAATGTAATCCCGGCTATTCAGGACTTCACTTCTAATTTAGGCGAGAAACTTGCTCCAGTTATGAAGGTCATCCAGCCAATCATTAACGGTCTACGATCAGCGTTCAATTCAGTCAGAGATTCTTTGGCCGAGAACAATGATGAGCTTCGCCCATTTTTTAACCTTCTTAAGAACATCACAAACTTTGTAGTTACTTATGTAGCACCCGCTATTGGGGAAACCCTTGGCCTAGCCTTCAAGGCTCTTGGCAAAATCCTAGAGGGAGTTATTGACACTTTCGCTAGTTTCGTCTCTAAAATTACAAAGATTTATGACACCATCACAGGAATCCTTGATGCTATTAAAGGTGCTGGTTCAGCAGTAGGAAACTTTATATCCGGCGCTTCATTCCCAACCGGGGCTACATCTCCAGCGACTCCCGTAACCCCAAGTCCACAATTACAGACTCCTTCGCTTCCACGCTATATTTATGCTAGCCAAGGCAGCACAAACATTACTGTTAATGGCGCAATCGATAGCGAATCAACTGCACGCCAGATTGTAGGACTTCTCAACGATTCCTCAGCTCGAGGAACTCTCGGTGGCTCAGGGCTCGTATTCGTATGACCGCCTATACACCTTCTTATAAAGTCTTAGTTGATGGCACAGAAGTCACAGATGTAACTATCGCTAACCTTACGGTTACTTCAGGCAGAACCGATATCAATGTTCAGCCATTAGCAGGCTATTGCCAGTTGCAGTTGATGAACCTAGATAACTCAAGTTATAACTTCACAGTAGCAACTGGCTTGGCAGTCGAAGTAACTAATTCTTCTGGGACTTATATCCCTATCTTCGGTGGCTATATTTCAGACTTCACTATCGCCGTTAATCGAGCCGGTGACCTTGGCTATACCACCGTAGCAACCATTACAGCTCTTGGCGCCTTATCAAAGTTGCCTAAGATTATTGATAACGGAATTTTGTCCCAGGACTTCGATGGAGACCAGATATACACACTTCTTTCAGGTTATCTATTAGGCCAATGGAATGAAGTTCCAGCAGCTCAGACTTGGGCTACCTATAATCCTACTGAGACTTGGGCTAATGCCGTTAACATCGGCTTGGGCAATATCGACCAACCAGGCGATTATGAGCTTATCTCTCGATCATCAAGCAAAACAGACCTTTACTCACTTTGCACAGATATTGCTAACTCAGCCTTTGGCGTTCTCTATGAAGATGCCAATGGCAATATCGGTTATGCAGACCAGACTCATCGCCAGGATTATTTAGCGGCTAACGGTTACACCACCCTCGATGCTAACCATGCCAATGGACTAGGACTAGCTGCGACTACTCGCGCTGGAGACCTTCGAAACTATTTCAATATCATTTACGATAACAATGGCAACCAGTCCTATGTTGCTCAGGATTTAACCAGCCAGTCTCTTTATGGCGTTTATGGAGAATCTTATACTTCTCGAATCAAGAGCACTTCAGATGCCGAAAGCCTTGCAGATCGTTATATCGAGCTAAGAGCCTATCCTTACCCTAAATTCCAAAGCATTACCTTTACTCTCGGGAACCCTGAAATTGACGATGCTGATAGAGATGCTCTTATTAACATCTTTTTAGGCCAGCCAGTCTGGATTCAGAACCTACCGCCCAATATTACCGGCGGTTCATTCCAGGGCTATATCGAAGGCTGGACATTCAGAGCAAGCCTCAATAACCTGAGCCTGACTTTCAACGCTTCTCCAATAAGTTTCTCCCAAGTTGCGGTAAAATGGGAACAGGTAAATGCAGCGGAGACATGGAACACAATTAACACCAGCCTAACCTGGCTAGATGCGATAGGAGTAGTAGCGTAATGGCAACAACAACCACGAACTTTGGGTGGGATATCCCTCAGTCGACAGACCTTGTAAAGGATGGCGCTACCGCTATTGCTGCACTTGGCCAAGATATCGACACAGCCCTAGTTGACCTTAAAGGCGGCACAACAGGACAGGTACTAGCCAAGGCATCTGGGACAGACCTTGACTTCTCATGGGTTGCTCAAGATGACTCAAACGCTATTCAGAACGCTATTGTCGATGCTAAGGGTGATCTCATTGCTGCAACCGCAGCTGATACTCCAGCGCGCCTAGCAGTTGGCACCAACGGAACTGTTCTCACAGCTGACTCAGCAGAAGCAACTGGCCTAAAATGGGCTGCGGTTTCATCTGGAGCTTTAACGCTTCTCAGCACTACATCATTTTCAGCCGTATCTAGCGTAAGCCTTCCAACAGATACTTTTACCTCAACTTATGATGACTATATGGTTTTATTAAATGTAACCTCATCTAGCGCTGACCAATATATCCAAGGAAGATTAAGAGCTGCTGGATCAGATAATACAGCCAGCACTTATGGGTCATCTTTTATTTATCAGCAAATGGCTTCCACTACTTTGGGAGTAGATAATGGCGGAATCAACCAAACTGCTTTTACAAAATTGGCTTATAGCGGAACATCAAAAGCAAGTTATAGCATTATTTATGTCAGATCACCCAAAGCGGCACGCAGAACTTATTACAGCGGGTCAGCTGGTGGTTATGGTTTTGAAGGTTTAACTCTCGCAGGATATTTCGACAATACAACATCTTTTGATGCGATGACATTCTTCGTATCAGGCAACTTTACAGGGGCGGTGAGTGTTTATGGCATCAGCAAGTAACATTAAATTTCAAGTAGGAGACGAAGTATTCGAACCTACAGGCGAATTGTTAGAACAATATCTATCAGATCGTGAAGCAGGCCTTCAGGCTCAAGCCGAGAAAGAAGCCAAGCCAGTTGCTAAGGCTGCAATCCTCGAGCGCCTAGGTATTACTGAAGAAGAAGCTGCTCTACTACTGGCATGACCCCAAAGTTATGCAAAGCCGGACAACAGTTAAGGCTTCAGATCGATGATTCTTACCCAGACAGAGATAGAACCTCAGATGGCTGGATTGGCGATGTCCGTCATTCAGCGCGTACTTCTGACCACAATCCTGATGCAAAGGGTATCGTCAGAGCCATTGATGTTGACCGGGATTTGGCTGGGAAGAAGAAGCCCGACCTCATGCCTGACCTTGCAGATCAGATTCGACTCTGCGCAAAGTCTGACAAGAGAATTAGTTACATCATCTTCAACGGCAAAATTGCTTCCTCTCGCATGGGGTGGCGCTGGCGCAAGTATTCTGGAATCAATCCGCATACTAAGCATTGCCATGTCTCTTTCACTAAGAAGGGCGATGCAGATGGCTCGTTCTTTAATATCCCAATGATAGGCGGAACTGTATGAACATGAAGAATCCAGCAATCCTTACAGCAGGAGCGTTCCTAGCTGCATGGGGAGCATCTAACTTTGCACTCGACTATCGCTCAGTTCTCTGGGCGGTTCTAGCAGGCGTGTTCGGATACGCAACTCCTAAGAAGTAATGAGCGCGGTAGATATCTCGGCTGTTGCCGTTGGAATTGTTACTGTTCTTGGCGGCACAGCTGCGTTTCTACAGTTTCTAGTTAAGCATTACTTAGCAGAACTCAAGCCCAATGGCGGCTCCAGTATTAAGGATCAGGTTAATCGACTAGAAGCGCGTGTCGATACAATCATCGAGCTGTTAGGCAAGTAACACTTATCCTATGGCAAGGAAGCGACCAATCATAGACTTAGATACTTACAGCGCCTTAGATGCTTATTGCATAGCAATGAACGAGTATTACAAGTCATTACGCAGAGCAGGATTCACAGAGACTCACGCCTTCTGGCTGCTCTCAGATCGTGAATCATTCCCTGACTGGATTATCCCAAACCTACCCAACCGGATAGACAATATCCCATACGAGGATGATGACGAGGACTAAATGGCAGTCAAAAGAATTGCATGGATTTCAGATATTCAGGCACCGTTCTTTCACGAAGCAGCAGTCAAAAATCTAGGTAAGTTTCTAAAGGTCTACAAGCCTCACCAGACTATCTGTATTGGGGATGAGATTGACCTTCCGCAGCTTGGGGGCTTCGCGCAACCATGGCAAGAGGTAGAAGGCAACATCGATGAGGATCGTAAACTTACTTTAGAGATTCTCGAATATCTCGGAGTTACCGATGTAGTCGGTTCTAACCATGGCGCTCGCGTTTATAAGTCTCTATCTCGCAGACTCCCAGCATTTATGAACC